AAACGTGTTGGTGATACATTATTCAGAGTTGACATTACTTACCTGATGAATTATATTTGTCGATGCGTTGTTGCCGGTAATGTTCGAAGAACGGCTGAAATTGCATTCGGCGAACCGGATGATGAAGCATACTGTTCTATGAAGAATCCAATTAACGCATTGAAAGAAGAAGACTTACCACATTATTATGATGTTATTGGTCGTCTTTTCAAAGAAGAACGTGATCGAGCCACATTGGACGATTTCAGAGTTGATGGTGAATTATTGATCCCAGAAGAGCGATTGATACCAACTATCGAAACATGGAACGCTTCCAATCATCACCGATGGGCATCTAACAATTCAATTTTTGCTTACGTTGGAATGGATTATAAAAAAGTCAGTAAGCAAATCGCCTCCAATGGTGAACCTGGTTTGATGTGGCTTGACAATATGCGTGATTATGGTCGTATGATTGACGGTAGACAGCCTGGGATTGACGGTCGAGTCAAGGGTGGTAATCCTTGCCTTGAACAATCTCTTGAGTCATATGAATTATGCAACTTGGTTGAAACCTTCCCAGCCAACCATGAAGATGCAGAGGATTATATGCGGACTATTAAATTTGCATACCTTTACGCTAAGACTGTTACACTTCTTCCGACGCATAACCCTCGCACCAACCAGGTGACATTGCGGAATCGTCGGATCGGTTTGTCACAGAGTGGTATTGTCCAAGCATTTTCTATATTTGGACGTCGTGCCGTCTTGAGAGATTTCTGTGACTCTGGGTATAATGAAGTTCGACGTTGGGATGAAATTTATTCTGAATGGTTGTGCGTCCAGCAATCCATTAAGGTTACATCCGTTAAGCCCAGTGGTACCGTTTCCTTGGTTGCCGGGGCGACACCTGGCATTCACTATCCAGAAGCCAGTACGTACTGGAGAAGGGCACGTCTCGCAAAGGACAGCCCATTGGTCGATATCCTGAGAAAAGCTGGATTCCATATCGAACCAGACTTTAAAGACCAGGAACGAACAGTGGTTGTCAAGTTTGGAGTCAGCGATGAACGGGTTAAACCGGTAGCTGAGGTGTCAATCTGGGAACAGATGGCCAATGTTGTTGATTACCAGCGATACTGGGCCGACAACCAAGTGTCATGCACTGTGAAATTTAAGGCAGGAGAAGATGCCGAAATAGCAAAGGTTTTGGAAACATTTGAAGACCAGCTTAAGGGTATTAGCTTTTTGCCGTTATCGAACCATGGTTATGAACAGGCCCCATATGAACCATGTACAGCATTAGAAGTTGAGGAATATAATAAAAAGTTAGGTGAGACAGATTATTCTGATTTCATAGGGCAAGAAGCAGAGGGTGCAAAATTCTGCGACTCTGATAGATGTGTTCTTAACTGATCTAGGTTCTGTGACGGGACCAGTGTGAGGCCGGACTATGACTGATCCGGCCTCATGCGTATTATATAAGGCCGAAAGCCGCTTTCAGCCTATTTTCAAATGGCTGATGCATTGGCGAGGCTAGTCTATCATCTGCTGATGGGTTGAATTTCTCATATTTAGAGAGACTTTCATCATATTCTGATTCCCAGTCTTCTGGTCTAGATTGATTAGTAGCATGATCTCTTACATAGTCTGTATTTAACCCAATTCCTTCGATTACTTCTCTTTTTGGATTGATACCATTTTTTACTAAAAATCCGGCGAAATTTTTGTCTAAATAATTATCGCTCCATTGTTCCCATGTATTCCACCAATTTTGTAATAAACCTTTTAAATTTATTGGATTGTTGATGCGGGTATCAAAGACAAATTCGCCAGAACCTTCGTCCGCACCTCTGGCAATACTATCTATTCTAGTTTCATTATTGAATTCTAGCCAATGATCTTCGTCAAAATCTTCCATCGTGAATTCTGGTTTTACTCCACCAGATGTTTTGGCTATTTCTGGTAAATCTGTTGGGAGGATTTTAGTTAAAAAACTTAAGTGACCATCAAATTCATTAGATAGAAAGATATCTCTACCATTTGTTATTTTTTTGAATCTAAAGAACTCTTTTTGGAATCTCTTCCAATTTTGTGCTACAGTAGATGTTCGTGGATCGTCATATGTATCACTAGCAATCATTTTATGCACTAAAGTCACCGGATTTGTCGCAACAGTTTGTCCGATAGCATTAGCGATATCTATGTTGACACCATTTGCAGCTAATGCTGTGACCATGCTGCTTTTAAGAAAACCGCGACGATTCTGGGCTTCGTGTATTGTACGTAATTTCATCTCATTTTCTTTCCAGTTATTGAAATATATTTGACAAGTATTTTAGTAGCATGCCAAATGATGAGATACATTTTAGGCGTTTTGATTCGCCGTCGCGTAATCCACATGAGTGGGGGAATGTATTTTTAACAAATTCATGGAATTTGTATGTTGATATGCAGAATAAGCAGCATGATAAATCCACTCACAATAACTGAGTCGGGGTCTATATTAAGATCAGACATAGCAGCATCTTAAACATGAATTTCATTAAATTGAATAGTGTTTATGATGAAGCCATCACCAGATGCGAAACAGCCAGGAAACACTATAATAGTATAAAGAGGCATGGTACCCCAGAATTCACTTCGAGGGCTCGTAAGATTCTTTATTATAGACAATACCATTTGTGGAGAGTTCGTCGTATGATACGACAATTAGAAGGATCATTCAATTGATAGCAATAATAGAAGATAATCAGTGGATCTGGTTTGACAATATTACTGATGCTGAAGATGAGGTTTTATGGATCAATTTTAGTGTTACTAGACCCGGTGCATATATTGATCCTGATCAACTTAACCATTGGGATGGTATCTTTCGCAAATACAATAGATCTAAAAAGCGAATGGCTCGACCTTTCTTGAGTATGCTCCGTGGAGTTTGCGAAAAGAATGGATTACCATTAGTTATTAGGGATAATAGACCCAAATGGGACTATGAAAAAATGAAGCCTGAAGAAATCACCCCGGATTTTCTACCAGGTATTACATTAGATCCTCACCAAGTACGTGGTATTAAGGCCGCACTAAAAGTTGAATGTGGTATTGCTGATATTCCAACTGGCGGTGGTAAAAGTGAGATGATCGCTGGGATTTGTAAGGCGATAACATGTCCCACTGTGATTATTGCTGATCAGAGAATTGTTGTAGAACAATTGAAAGAACGTCTTGAGCTTCGTGATATAATTGATGAAGTTGGGATGTTTTATGCTGGGGAAAAACCAAATGGAGAGCAGATTGTAGTTGGAACAATTCAATCTTTAACTATTCCGTCAAAACCACCAAGAATTCCGACACGTTCTGAAAAGGATACTGATAAGACATATCAAAAGAAGATGGATAGGTGGGAAATATCGTGTAAGGGATATAAGACACGCCGTAGAAATTCTAAAAAATTACAGAAATATGTTAAAGATGCTGAGATGTTGCTTGTTGATGAGTGTGATAAAGCAACCAGCGATCCTTTTAAAAACATGTTTCGACACTGGTTTAAAGGAAGACGTCGATATGGATTTTCTGGGACTCCGTACGATGATGCTAAACCAGTTGAGGGGATGGTGATGACGGAACATCTTGGTTCTGTTATTGTTAAAGAGTCGCGGCAGGAATTGCAAAGAATTGGCAGAATTATTCCTGTTGATTATTATATGTTCGCATTTGGTTTAGATGTTCCAAAAGGTATCACTAATAGAACGGCTTATGATATTGCATATGATGAATGGATGGTTGATAACACTGAATATCATAAATTAATCGCCGGTATCTGCAAAAAATATAAAGGTGATGGCACTTTAGTTCTTGTTGATAGAGAAAACCTTGGTCATAATTTGGTTAAATCGATTCGCGATGTTGATTTAACTGTAAATTTCATATATGGCAAAACACCAAAACGTCAGCGTAATGAAAGATTGCGTGAATTTGAAAGACGTGAATCTGACGTACTTATTGGTGGTAAAATTATTAACAGGGGTCTTGACCTTGATGGTGGTTGTGAAAATTTAATCGTCGCTACAGGAGGTAAGTTAAGATCTGATTTTATTCAAAAAGTTGGTCGAGCAGTTCGGCATAACAAACGTGGACGGAGTCGGATTTTTGACTTTTTCTTTAGATGCAACAAATACCTTTACGAACATTCACGATCGCGATTGAAGTCCATGATTGCTTCAGGATACAAGACCACCATAATATTTCCAGGTGGGAGCGTTGATGGTGAGCAACTTGTCAAAAGCAGATTCCACATCAGAAAAGGGCTCCTCGAACGCCCACAACGACAGCTCTTTAAAACAGACGACGTCTGAAGCAGAGCCAGAAGTACCCGAGATCACGAAAGAGGTACCGCAGAGAAAATTATACTTCATCAATGAAATAGTAGAGTGGCATTTAACCCAGTACATGTGGACTGGATGTACACAAATTAGTCTTCGTGATCAAATTATGTCCAATGCGGCAGAATTGATCAGACAGATTATTCGAAAACAAGGCCTACACACAATATATCCAGGCCAGGAAGACTCCGCTTTTGGTGATCTTCTTCAGACGGCATGGGTACAAATAGAAAAGACATTATATAAATATCGGGCACGGCCGCATTGCCGGGTTTGTTATAATCCCGATCATCCGGCTAAATCTCTTCTTTATAAACCTGGACTACAGGAATATGGTATAAAAACCATGGAAGAGGTAATAGGAATGCATAAGGGCAAAACTTGTCCGCATTGCAAAGCAAAATTGTCGGCATTACCAATTATTGAACCGGCACAGGATTTATATGGTGGTTCTGAAGCGATAATTTATCGTGGGATGTCTAAAGTCTTCAATATGTGGTCTCAGATTGCTAGAACAGTAATTCTGGCTTATATTAAAAAAGAAGGTAGAGATCGCAAAAATTCTTCATCATACATTACTCATCTGGGGAATAAATCACGCCCCGTTAGTGATGTTATGATTAGATTTATTGCAGAAGCTAAACAAATTTGTGAATTCAATGCTGACCATATTAAAATTATTGGGGCATTGGAATACTTAGTCCATAATGATGATAGACCGCATGATGGTACTATTGGTAAATTGGTGGAACAAACAGGTCTTTCTAGAGCCGTGGTCACAGGATTTATCAGAATTATAAAATTACGCAGCTTTGAATTTACTGATTCTCCGATTAGCCGTAATATTCCTGAACTTAAAGATCGTACGAGGAATCCTATTGATTCCGATGATGATTAATCAGACCCAAAGATAAGGGTATGGAAAAGCCGGATTTTATCGCTAGCTGTTGTGGTCAGCCGATTGAAGATTGTTCCGGGTGTTCACAAGGAACAATGCTCATCCGAAAGAATGATTATATGTCTAAAGAAAAAGAAGATAAACCTGAAGAAATGACTGAGTCATTAAAAGAAGTAATGACTAAGATCGAATCAAGAACGGCTACTGCGGATGATTTTAATAGGTTGATAAAAGAGGCAACCCCGGAAGCAGCTCGAGATCGTGTACGTCGTAGACAGTCTGCTAGCCAAAATACTGTACGTAGTCATCAAGATGAAGATGGTCATTCTGATCTTAAGCCACCGGTAATGGCGGATCGTGTTCAACCCAAACGAGAACGCGAAGACCGTACACAAATGCAACATGGTGGTAAGCGGGGACATCGACATAGTGCTCGAACTCAAAAACGAACTATGTCTAAAAGTCTTGCTGAAGCTATAGAATTTATCGAAGAGAATATTGGACAGCCAATTGATCAGAGGCTTTTGGCCGATATTGAAGACCGTTCTATTATGCATGCTTTTGCGACAAAACTGATGGCTAAGCCGGGTATCAACCGTGATTGGCTTTCTGATTTCTGTGCCAAATTAGAAGATAAAGGCACAGGTAAAAATCTAATTGAAATGATAGATGATCAACACCCTATTGAGCAGATATTATTGCATGTTGTCAAACGGAATTTAAGATTTTGTAGATCTGCTGATTTGCCAGAAAAGATTGATATAATACATTCTAAAATCTTTGCCGGTGGTGGCAGTGATACAATGCAATTAATTACGCATTTTGGCGATAACTTAGATGATGCTATCGGAAATGCTATTAGTACAATAGAAAATCCTGTTTAATTGGAATGCTATGGCTGATGATTCAGAATTAGATGAAGATTTGCAAGATCTTCTTGACCAACTTGATGAACAAGAAGATTTTTTGCTAGATGAACCGGAGATACCGGAAGAGCCAGATGAACCGGAAGATCCTGCCCCAACTACAGATGCAACTGTTGTTGCGGTAGTTGATAAGATAGTTGATAAGATAGTTGATCCGATAATAGATACTTTATCTGATGGAGATGCATTACGGCCGGTTGATGAAGTGGCCGAGATTAATGATCAACGAAGATTTGATAGTAATGAAGATGGTGTTGATACAGATATCATTGGTACAAAAGTCGTTGAGATAACTAATGTTGCAAATGAGGAAATGCAACAATACCTCATGAAAATGGATGAGGTGGCTGAAGAAGTCTTAGGAGCTTGCAGATCAGATAGGGCGGAAGCCCAAGATGTTATTAATATGTTGAAAAGTCAATGTGATGCAGCACACAATGTCAATAAATCGCCACAGAGAATGTATATTGATGGCTTGGTAAAAGCTGTTGAAGTTAAGGCAGATATTAATTCCAATGCTATTAAAGTGATGGAAGGGGTAGCTAAAATGATCTCTGCTACTAAAGCCAGCACTAGCACTGAGAACACTAGCATGCAAATAAGTGGGGCAGAACTTGATAAAATTCTTGAAAACCAAGCACCAGGAGATGCTTTAGACTAGTGGCAGGACTAAACATTAAACAAAGAGAAATTATTAGACGGTCTCAGCAGTCCGTGTCGTGGTTTCTTACAAATTTTGGCAGACTGAAGCATCCATCTGCTGGTGTTTTACCGTTTAGCCCATTTAGTTATCAAAAGCACGCCATTAAATGCTTTCGGAAGCATAGATTAAATATTTTCCGAAAATGCCGCCAGTCAGGAATTTCTAAAATTTCTGGGGCGTTCGCAACGTGGTTTGCGATGTTCAATGCACATAAAACGGTTCTTATCGTTTCCCGCCGTAATGAAGATGCAATGGGTTTCTTACGAGACCATGTCATTTTCCTTTATGAACATCTCCCACCGTGGATGAGGGAAGTATGGAAACCGGTAAAACAAAATGAGCATGAAATCATTTTTCCAAATGGTTCAAGAATCCAATCACTTACTTCGCACCCAGAAGTTTTGCGAGGTAATGCTGCCTCTTTGAACATTATTGACGAAGCGGCGTTTGTTCAGGGTATGGATACTATGTGGGCCGCAGGCTGGCCTTGCTCTCGTGGTGATACATTAATTCAGACCGAAAATGGTTTGATTAAAATAGAACAATTAGCCAGCGGAGGTGATCCTTGGAAATCTTTGAATATTAAAGTTGCTTCAGATGAAGGATATGTTAAATGTGATAAAGGTTTTGTATCTGGTATAAAACCAACTACTATTATTAATTCATATTTGGGCTTTGAATACGAAGGTACTAATCATCATCGTTTAAGAACAATTGATAATAATGGCGATTATGTTTGGTCCCAATTAGATGAATTACAACCTAATGATTTAATTGTTTCTATTCCAGGTCAATTTGTTGGGAAGAGACAATATTTAAAAGATGATTTTGAATTAGGAATCGATTTCGCTGAAATTCTTGGGCTTTATATTGGTGATGGTAGTTTAAGCATTTCAAGACCGAAAAGATTTAGGATATTTTTTGATCCTCAAGATGTTGAAACACGTGATTCTGTAATAATAAAATTCAATAAACTTTTTAATCTTGCCGAAAAAGCATACTCTGAGTCTGGAGAAACCACAGAAAACTTTAGATTAAATTCTGCAAAATTTATTTCAATAATGGTTGAAAATGGGTTAAAAACAAAAACTTGCCCACAAGATACACAGATACCTGATTTGATTTTAAAATCGGATGAGGTGGTTTTGTGTGCTTTTCTTCGTGGGTTATTTGATTCTGATGGATGGTGCTATCAGAGTTCAACATGTATGAAATTAGGTTTTTCAACAACATCTGAAAAGCTTGCTGAACAAACTCAAGTTGCTTTACATGCGTTGGGTATATTGACTAGACGAATTTTGGTCGAGCCATCACATTCTAAGAATGAAGATAGATTTTCGGATGATCCATATTGGCGAATTGATGTTTGGGATGCCAATAGCAAATTAATCTATAGAGATAAGATAGGATTTTTAACGCGAAGAAAACAAGAGTGTTTAGATCAATTTAAAGGATCAAATGAATATTCAAATGTCAAACATGAGGCTTTAGTCTCTGAATTCGCTGAAGATGCACTAGAACATATTTTAAATGGCACATCATTTAGACAGTGCGAAGACAAAAGGAAGTGGAATCTCCATAGGATTAAACGTCTTCATAAAGTGAGATTTTCATTAGTCAAGGAACTGACAAAAGAATTTAATCTTAAAAATCGATTGTCAGAATATATCAGTAGGGGGTTTTATTTTGATACTGTAGAAGGCATAAGAACTGGAGAATGTGAAACTTTTGACTTATCAGTACCTTTAAATAATACTTATCTTGCTAACGGAATTGTAAGCCATAATACACTACAGCATGGTGGTAATGTTATTGTTATTAGTACCACAAATGGTATTGGTAACTGGTACTGGTCAACTTGGACTGATGCAGAAGCCTCGGTTAATGGTTTCAATCCAATCTTTGTTAATTGGTGGGATATGGATTGGGCTATTGAGTATTTAGACCCATTGTCCCGTGACTTGAAAAGGATTGCCCCTCGTGATGGTATTAGAAAAACTTCAGGTAAAGAAGAAATAAACAGGTTTGGTCCATATTGGTCTCCTTGGTTACAGGAACAGTATAACGCACTGCAGGAACAAGGAGACGGCTGGAAATTCGACCAGGAAATTTTGGCCTCGTTCGTTGGCTCCGGTAATACCGTTCTGGCCAAAGAAGTTCTTGCTCAGATACAAACAACTATTAAGGAACCAGCTCAAAAAGTTACTGGATATCAAACATATGTTCATCCAGTGTCTGGAGAAACTGAAGAAATAAGCTTTGACTTTAGTGATTCAGATCAAGGCTTATGGATTTGGGAAAAACCGGTTGTAGCAACGCCTACGAAAAGGCGAGGATCTGTTATTGTTGATCATGGTACCCCGGCACACTCTTACGTGATGGGTGTTGATATTGCAACTGGTAAAGGTCGTGACTTTAGCACGATTGAAGTTTTAGACATCGATACGATGGAACAAGTTGCTGAGTTTATGGCTCGGTGCTTACCACGTGAACTTATTAAATTCATTGATAGGATCGGCCGTTGGTATAATTGTGCTTTGGCGGTTATTGAGCGAAATAATGGTGGTGATACTCTTATCGATAGTATGCGATATGATGTAATGTATCCCAGGATTTGGCGTAAAAAAGAGATTAATGATAAACCACAGGTTAGTAATTCTAATTCTGGCCAACGAGCTTTAAAAGTTTCACAATATGGTTTTTCAACAAGTCAAGCTAGTAAGCCTACTTTAAATAAATTCATGATGGACTTCCTTTCTGATCAAGAAGGTGAAGGATATAAAGTTTATAGTACGAGGCTTCTAAAACAACTCCAGACTTATGTGCGGAAGCGTGATAGAACTGGTCGTGATACTAATAAAACAGAAGCGGAAGATGGTGCTGGGAACTATGATGACCTTGTCATAGCTTTTGCCTTGTCATTAATTGGTACAGCTGATGCTTTTGTTGTTGATTCTGGTAATCTAATCCCAACTGGTAGTGGTGGTGATTTTTCCAGCCAGATCGGCCCTACGATCTTTTCAGATTCTGCACAAATAGATCGTCAGAAAGCACTTATCGAAGTTGGTGGTCAATCTCTTTTGATGCCTATGGCTATGACACCCGAGGAATTGCCTGATATTTCAGCTCAACGACATATAGACGCATATACTATGCAATTGGGTGGTATTCCAATGAGTCAGGGAGGCCCGATTGTTACTCCAAATAAATTCTTTTATGAACGTGACTCCTCTAAATAAGATGTGGTAAACAATCTGATTCAGCATATTGTTCTGAATAGTTAGAGAGGTATATGAATATTACGGCGGTTGCTATTGTGCATGCTGTGGTGAAACAGAATTTTTATTTTTAACCATTGATCATATGAATAATGATGGGGCTGAGTATCGAAGAAATTTACCATATGACAAATACACTACAGGTGTTAATATGGCAAGATGGTTAAAGAAAAATAACTACCCAGATGGGTTTCAAGTATTGTGTATGAATTGTAATCTTGGAAAACAGAGAAATAATGGAGTTTGCCCACATCATGGAAAATAAAATAGTCGATGCAATTTTGAATGATAGTGTTGGGAACCCTGGTTGGAGAACAACTGAACTATGGTTGACTACTATTACTGGCCTGGTCAGTACTATTTTATCTTCAGCCGCTCCGAGCGATACCACATCGACACTTATAATTTGTCTTACAATAGCAGCGGTAACGTACTTAATAAGTAGAACTGTTTTTAAAATAGCTAAACTTAAGTATCGTCTGGAAGAAATTGTGAGTTTTTCGTTAAAGGCTGTAATAGAAGAGTCCGCCTCTAAACGAGAATCCTAAGCTGGTGATTTTTAGAGTTCCTTCAAAGATGAAGTAGTTTTGTACTTATACCTTTGTGGGTAACCCAGCTATCTCCGGTAAATATACCGTAGAATAAGGATATCGTATGCCTAGTAGTTGGCTGGCTTTTGACCGAATTCGGGCTTTGACTCGGCAGCACAGTGTGTTTCAGGCCGAGCGTGTCTTTCAAGACCAGTCGAATCTTGATAAACTCACTGCTGGTGGTGAATTTTTAGATTTTAATTCCCAGGCTGCTATCCTTGATCAAACTAACCTACAAATTAATAGGTTGGAAAGATATAAGGATTATGAGCAGATGGACCAGACTGGTGAAATCAGTCTGGCATTGGATTTGTACGCAGATGAGGCTAGTCTTGTTGATCCTGAACGTAAGCATACATTAATTATTAGGGCTCGTAATAAACGCTTAAAAACTGAGATCGAAGATCTCATGTTTAATATTCTACAATGGGATACTTATTGTAGGCCGACTGTGCGATATCTCTGCAAATACGGAGATATGCCATATGAAATTGTGTTAAATAAATCTCGTGATGGTATTTCATCATTGCGATTTATGAATGTCTATAATTTCACCAGGATTGAAACAAGATATGGTGATCTAGTAGGCTTCTTTTACATGGATGCGAATGAGCAAGAACCGCAATTCTTCCATCCATGGCAGGTAATGCACACTAGGTTGACTAGTTTTGAAAATATTTATCACCCATATGGTAGAGCTATTCTAGACAGTGGGCGAAAAGCGTTTAAGCAGCTGCGGCTTATGGAAGATGCGGCATTAATCTATCGAATCACACGTGCCCCTGAAAAACGAAAATTTACTATTCCTGTTGGGATGATACCGCCTAAAGAAGTTCCTGAGTACATGCAAATGATTGCTAGGAACTTTAAAAGGCAACGATTTTATAATCCAACTACAGGATCATTCGACGAACGGTATTCTCCACTTATTCAAGAAGATGACTTCTTCTTACCACGGCGTCCAGATGGTACTGGCCCTGATGTGTCAGTATTACCTGGGGCTGAAAATCTTGATCAAATAGCGGATATCGAGTACTTCAAGAAAAAGATGATTGCTCCGACTAAAATCCCATTTGCAAGAGTTGGTATCGGAGAAGGAAGTGGAGAGGCTAATGAGAAATCATTATCCCAGTCTTCATCGGAATTTGCTAAAGCTGTACAGTGGATACAGCGTGAAGTTGCTACTGGATTAACAAAGGTAGCAATTGTCCATTTAGCATTGCGTGGATATACTATTGAAGATCTAAAAGGATTTGAGATTGCTCTTACTGCTACTTCAGCAATGGAGGAATTATATCGAATCGAGACATGGCAGACCCGCGTTGGGGTTATGGCTGATTTGAAAGATCTTGGTTGGTTTCCAAAAGAATGGATTGTTACTCATTTCACAGATTTATCCCCTGATGAAATTGAGGAATTAAAGGACATGGAGGAAACCGAAGCATCTGGTGGTCCGGGAGGTGGAATGCCAGGCGGTTTGGATGATATGGATGATGGAGAATTACCTCCTCCTGAAGAGGGCGATTTGCCACCGGGAGAAGAAGATATGGGAGATGTAGAAGAACCTGATGATGGATTACCACCTGTATCTGATGAAGATGCTGGAGATATTCCTATTGAGGACTTCGATTACGCTGCTGAAAAGAGATTGATTATAGAATTACGTAAACAGGGTAAAAAAGCCGAGTCGATGACTATTTTGAAGAAATGGGCTCAACGTCTTGGTAAGTCACAGATAGCAGAGGATACTAGAAGATTTCATAGTGGTTTTCAACATTTATTGGAATCCAATGAGCTTGATGGTCTTGCAACGGGAGATTCTGAAGACTCTGAAGAAAATTCGGATGAAATGATTTCTGACTCTGAAAATCCGGATGAAATGATCTCTGAATCACTTGAAGATGATAGATGTGATATTATAGATAAAATCCATAATCCTAATGATGATAATGGGATTATGGTTGAATGGTCAGTTGATGAAGAAGAACGTGACTCTGCTATTAGAGAAACCTATGACGTTTTGACAATTGGCACAAGCGAAGAAAAAACAAGAGAAGATGAGAGTACAATAACTGATGATGATATTCCGTCTTCTAGCTAATCGCTTATAGCCGCTTGTCGTTCGATCAAAATTAGTAATAGTTAAACACGAAAATGGCATTGGGACGATAGAAATATTAAATCTATTATAAACATGCCGTAACAATGGGAGTTGATGATGTCAACCGTTAAAATGGATAGTCGTAAATTTCTTAATGCTTTAAACGATTCTGCCCAATCTCGTGTAGTATTTTTTGAAGATCGTGTAGCCAGCATGGGGAAACATGCCGGTAAGAATTATCGACTTGTCGCATTACATGCCAAGAGCTTATACTTTGAAGATGTGGATGCAAACGCATTTTTTGTTGCGGAACATAGCCGTGATAAAGGTGCCAAAATTTCTATTGACAATATCCGACCAGTAGAAATTGTCGAAGAAGAAAAACAATCATTATTCGGTGAATCTTGCCTGCGTCTGGTAAACGCAATCGAAGAAAATGACCAAAAACTAATGGGTACTGCATTCCGCCGAATGCAATCCCAACGATTCTCTGGAAGAGCAGTTCCTCATTCCGGAATCGTCAAAAGCCGAGATAATGTAGTTCGCCATATTACTATTTCTACCGGCGAAGCATTTGGTGAAGACGTTAAATCACGTCTGGTTGCAACCATCGTTGAAGCTCTCAAAGACAATGTAATTGTCGAAAATGGCCATGTTGTATCAGGTCACTTCTCTGATGGTGCTGAAGTAAAATTACCAGTCACAAAATGGGCAACAAGAAAATTAGTTGCCCGTCGAATGCGTGACACAGCAAGCAACGCATTTTGGTCTGAAGGATTCCAAAATAGAATCCATAATGTTGCACGGCTTGTCTCTGAAGGCAAGGTTGTTAATGCTGTAAAAATAATAACACCATTCTTGAACGAAAATGAAGAATTTACTCTTCTGACTCGTACTCAAGTCAAAACACTCGTTGAAAATACTCTTGCAGCAAAAGCCCTTTTCAATAATTCACTGGCTAATGATACTGCAACATTATTCCATCGAACCAATATGCAGATCAGCCGCACTAAAATCATCGGTGAATGGCGAAATATTGCCAAAAAGGCAGAACACCCTGTCTTAGTGGAAAATGTTCAAATCCTTGAAAGTGAAACCAACTTCGAGGCAGCCTACGACAAATTCCTTGAATTGATCTTCGAAGCATTTAGCAACAAACAAGTTGCAGCTACTGCTTTGGCGACCACTTTGGAGTCATTGAAAGAAAAGACACCAAAGATTAGGGAATCCCACGATCTATCAAGCAAACTCGATACCTTAATCGCACGTCTGTCGACTAAAGATTTCGATGATGCTGCAATCTATGAAGCAGAAGATCTGATTGCAACGATTCAGGAAGAATTGGCCGCAACTGATACATTGAGCAATTTTGACACAATGCCTGGTGATGATCCAATGGATATCGCACCAGAACCAGAGGCTGAAGGCGGAGGCCAGCCGATTATTAATATTAATTCCCCACTTATCCACTTCGGTGGTTCAAGTGCCGGTGGTGGTGGTGAAGAAGAAATACCACTTGATGGGATGGAAGAAGACCAATTTGCTGAACCTGAAGAAGGAGGAAGTCCTGAGGACGAACTTGCAGCTATCCTTGGCGGTGGTGAAGAAGCTGCTCCTGCCGCTGCCCCTGCTGCTCCTCCAGCTGCTCCTCCAGCTGCTCCAAATCCTTTTGAAAGCAAAAAACGGGGCAAATCAATCAAAGAATCACGTCCAGCACATTATGAAATGTCTGAAGACGATGATGATGCAGAAGACGATGACGATACGGATCTAGACGAAAGTCGAGACCCATATGCAGGTAAAGGTGCGAAAGTTACTGAAAGCACAACAACTACCATGACGGAGTATGGTGCACCAGTTATTACTGATCACTCCGATCTGCAAAAAGTTGTCCGAATAATGGACAAATTGGCTGTTGAGCATAAGCTTAAAGGCCCACAATTGCAAGAAAACTTGACTGATATGGCTCAAGCGGCTATCAAAGCTATTGGTCTTAGAATTCCAAATGGTCGCATGACCAAAGCCGTCTCAGAATGCATCGGATTGTTCAAAGAAGAAGCATTCCCAGGGGCTGCACCACCATTTGGAAGTAAAGACAGCGATTCAGACAGTAGTTCAGATGGTGGTTCCGACGGTAGCTCAGACGCTGGGTCTGATGGTGGTTCCGACAGTTCCGGCAGTGGTAAGCCATGGGAAAATGATAGCGACGACGATGACGACGTGGCCGAAGACCAGTTCAAAGGCCCACGAATTCGTGGGCGTGGCTTCCGCAAAACATCTTATGCTCCTAAAGAATTGAAAAATGAATCAATCCAATGGGGTGAAGCACAAGAAGATGGTATTATGGGGCAGATCGGTGATGTTAAATTTATCTTCGATCATGGTGGTGATTCTGAACTGAAACCTATTATTCTTAGTGAAAATGGGTCTGTTGAAATCCCAATCCCAGAAGAATTATTTGATAGTGCTTTCGCCTCGGCCGGAATGGTTGAGGGTGATGGAACACAATTTCATGGATGGCTTTGTGAATCATTAGAACAGCTTCGCCCAATTACTGATACAGAAGATGACGCTTTATCAGAAGCTGTTGCCACTATTACTGCTACCCCTGATGGTGGGATATCAGTTGAAGTTAGCGGTGAAGTCGCCGTTGATGAAATGGGTGATGATGAAATGGGTGGTGACGAAATGGGCGGCGATGAAATGGGCATGCAGCCAGTCGACAGTATCGATCCTTTGGCCGGTGGTGACGAAATGGGCATGGACGACGAAATGGGCATGGACGACGAAATGGGCGGAGACGCAATGCCTGATTTTGAAGGCGGCGGAGACGAAATGGGTTCAGAAAGTCCTGAAGGCCTTGAAGCAGGTCTTGAAGGTTCAGAAGCAGGTATGGATGATGGAATGGGCGGGGGAAACCCAGAAATGGGCATGGAAGGTCCTGAAGCGGGTATGGGTGGTGATTTGCCTAATGATGACGACATGCTCGAAGATAAGGATGTCACTGAGCCACGTAGTGCCAAATACACCAAACATGTTAAAGAAAATCCTCGTGACATGCCAGCTCATAAGATGACTAAAGCATCTGATGACAAGTTGGATGCTATTGGGCCAGATCTGAAGACCGATGATGGTTCTGGTACTAAGCCACCAACTGCTAAGCCAATGAGTCAGAAATGAAATTAAATTCAATTGATAAATTAGATCCATTGTCTGGATGCTGGTTTGTTGATAAAAACAGATTATCATTTGAAACTGAAAATGGAATAATTCAACATGATGGCGTATGGCCAATGTGATGAATATTGAAGTTGCAACCCAAGGACCAAATAAGTATCGTGAATTTCAACAATTGAATCAAAGTTTGGGAAATGGAAAAATTTTGAAAACTTTTGATCACGGTAGTGGTGCTGAACAAGAACATCATTTTTCAGCATTAATTCAAGTTTTCGATATTCAAACTGCTGGTTAGATCAAATTTCTCCAATCAAACTCATTTCCAGTTGTACCATAGGCACAGGCACAAGCATAATTATCACTAATCATTTTAAAGATTGAATCAAATAAGGTTAATTATGTTACCAACTCGTCAAGGAAATACTAATACCTCTTTCAATCGTGGATTGATCGCTGAAACTGGTGTAATACCACTAGGAATGCATCTGATTCAAGATACATTCACATTCGATATAATCGAAAAAAAGGAGATTATGGTAGAAGGGGCTAATGGTAAAGGAATACCAGCCATGCGTGTTTCAGGGCTCATCCAAATGGGTGATCGTGAAAATGCAAATGGTAGGTTCTACTCCACAGGAGAAGTTCTCCGCCCCGCTGTACAAAATATCCAAGAAGATATTAGTCAACGGGGAGTAATGGGAGAATTCGACCACCCCGCCGATGCTAAAATCCACCTAGACCGTGTCAGCCATCTAATGACGAAAGTATGGATGGACGGCCGCAAAGTCTTCGGAGAAGCTGAAATTTTGCATAATCTCCCATGTGGTGCATGCCTCAGGGGATTATTCGAACACAAAGTACGAGTAGGAATATCCTCTCGTGGTGTAGGAGACATGGAATTAGTCGAAAATTCTGGCAAAGAATTATATAGGGTCATGCCAGGATACGCCTTTGTTACTTGGGATGCGGTCGCTGAACCTTCTGTTAATGGTGCTATCCTAAACATTCAGGAAGGGCTCAACAAACGTTTACGACCGATGAAGAAGGAACGAAAACGCTTTTCACCATCTGCGTACAATAATATGCTAGTTGGAGAGATTAATAAGTTCTTTGGACTCAGGTAGAAGAATTAACTCGTCTAAGCAAAAATAATGCGAATAATTTTCGCTGGGAGACAACACAATGGATAAGATTAAACAATTACTTCAGAAAACAGGCGTAAAAGTCGAACTTGCAGAGAAAATCTGCGAATCTCTGAGTGATTACAAAACAACCATTCGTGAACAATTCGAAAAAGAATATGCGGCTAAGGTTGAGCAGGCTAAAACAGTCTGTATCGAAGAAACCGAAACCCATAAACGAGAACTCGCCCGTCGAGTGCAGATTTTCTGCGAAACTAAAGGTGCTGCGATCGAAGCACAGCTTGCTAAGCAGTCGGCCCTTAACGAATCTGAAGCCCTAACCACGCTCAACCAGGTAGCAGCAATGCTTCAAGGTCTTGAGCCAAATGGTGGGCCAAGCAGTGACGTTACAGCCGTCGTTAAAAAGCTCAAGCATAAGGCTCAACTCGCTACCGAGGAACGAAAGAAAGCAGTAGACCTTGCGAATCGCCAAGGAGCTATTGCTGAAAAAGCCCTGAAAAGGAACCGACAGCTGTCAGCTGCACTCGAATCAGCAAAGACATCTGCACGACCAGTGACAGAAGGCCGCAAAAGAAGCGGTAAAAAACAGTCACGCAGGATTGACCAAAGCCGCAAAGGTGGTCGAACCCGCTCAACAAGGGCAACCCTCACCGAAAGTCAAGACCGTCGTCCAGTACCAACTAACAATGGTAAACCAAATGTTGCTATAATCGAAGCCAAAAGTGGCTTCGGAATTGAAGACATAGCAGCACAAACAGACGAGCTTGTCTAATTGACAATTGGTTGACAATTGGTTGACAATTATCAATCATTAACCCGAGCCTAAACCCAGGAGCTAATAAATGTTACCAACACGAACACAGGCACAAGGCGTAGCAGCCCGTCGCTCACGTCGCCACCTAACAGAAGGTGCATCAAACACCCGACGCCCACTGATGACCGAAGAAACCGACCTGCATAGAGCATCGGTAATTCGTGAATCCAAAAAGAACCAGCTCGTCAAGAAATGGTCACCCGTACTTAACAAGTGCCGGGAAATCGGAAAACAAAAATTCGGCCTGATGGCATCCATTCTGGAAAACCAGTACAGCGCCTGGAATCCAGAAAACCGATCTCTCATCTTTGAAGATCAAACCACAACCGCCAACATCGCCGACTTCACCCGATTCGCACTCCCACTCATTCGGAAGTCATATTCCAAGCTGATTGCCGACAACCTCGTCGGTGTTCAGCCAATGAGCCAGCCAGCAAGTCTGATCTTCTACATCAGATACCGCTACGCCCTCACCAAGGGACAGACAGTCGCCGGTACGCAGATCATGCGTCAAAACACGGCACAGTCATTCGCACGGCAAAATGGTTGGGCACTCGACCCATACTACTCCTCGCAGGAAGTACGCGGCGAAGATGCAACAATTGCCGGGCAAGTAGTCGTCTCAGCCACCTTGGCACACCGTCCAGTACTTGCTGGAACAGTCGTCGTTGAAGTCTTCGAAACAGAAGCAGACGCCGCACCAAACTGCGAAGAAGCCGTTCCTTGCCTTCGAGTAAGCTTCGACAGCGACGGAGCAGCAGACGTTGTTCTTATTGGTGACTGTACAAACTTCACCTCAACACTCGCCGTCGACACCGCCACAACAGGTGCCACATCGTTTGACCACTCAACTGGTGCCGTTCAGGTAACATTGTCAGCCGGTGGATTCCCAGCCGGAGCAATAGCCAGGGTCAACTACGAGTACGACCTGGAAGCCAATCCGTTCCAGCCAGAAGTTACACTGAGCATCGATAGCGACTCAGTCGCCGCTATCACACGAAAGCTCAAGACTTCATGGAGTTTGGAAGCCGCTCAGGACCTTAAAGCCGTTCACAACATCGACGCCGAATCCACTCTTACCGACCTCATGGCCG